GTGTAGTAGTACCCCACCCTAGAAAAATCGCATGGGCAGGGGCTATCAGCAGTGCCTGTCAGACGCTCTGTGTGCGTCTCTGATGCGACTTTGGGGTGGGGTGTGGGGTGTGGGTGCTATTTGATGGGTTTGTTCCCCCTGCGACTGTTACATGACCTGTGCGCTGGAAGCAGTGGACTGTTGGTGTCTGCTGGTATCAGGTGGTCTGCTGTCCATGGGTCACCTGCTCTGGCTGGTTCGCCACAGAGCCAGCACACTTGTGCTGTGTCCCTGACCTGTTTGGCTACGCGCCGATATTCGCTGTCGTAGTGCTTCTTGTTCCTGTGGCGTTGTCGTTGGTTGTTTCGTTCAAGTTCGCATTTGTCGCAGCGTGAACTGTTGTGGTGCATTGCGCCACAGGTGAGACAGGTACGTGGTGGTCTAGGCACGATTACTTTTCTTGATTGTCAAGCATTGTGTATTGCGTGTAGCCACATGAACACATCATTGCTTTCAGGCAGGGTTCTATGTGTCCACCTGATTTGGCGTATGCGTCTGCTGCAATCTTCCGATACACACGCAACAGTGTGCGCAGTTCTTGGTTCTCGCGCATGACATCTTCTAGGTGGTCACGCATGGTTGATTCATCAGGCATTGTGATTGTCTTTCTGTTGTTGGTATTTGATGCGTGTGTGCAGGTATGTGTTGCCACAGTGCCAACTGATTACCCATTGTGGTAAGTCAGGATTATCACTGATGATTTCTGTTAGTGATGGCTCTTGTGGGTAGTGGCAGATTGTGCAGCGTTGCGCTGTGATGATTCCTGTTGCACGTTGATATGCGTTGCGTGTTTCTTCAATGTCCATCAGTTGTTCTTTTCTGCTAGTTCTTTGCGCAAGCGTTCAATCTCTTTGTGCAATCCTGAAAACTCCACATAGTGTCTGCTGATGACTCTGGCTTGAAACTGCACATCTTTGCGCAGTTGCTCAATCTCTCGCATTGCATCACCAATCATTTCAGGGTCATACTCCCAACAGTCTTGCAGTCGTTTCACAATGTCCATCACGCATCAACCAGTTCTTCTTCACAGCAGTCTTGGTAGAAGTCCTGACCCCATATTTCTGATGGGTGGTATCCAAGACGCACACACCATTCATCAGCGTTGTATATATCCAAGCCATATGTGCGCCACTTTGAAATCAGATGTGTGTTGATTGCACCATGCCGATTGTCTTTGATAAGACGCGCCACGAACGGTGCGCCATCAAGCCTGATGCGCTTGTTGTCACTCTTTGGTCTGAAGCGTTTGCGTTGTTGTGCTGCTGCTTCTTTGCAGATGTCGCATCTGCATTGTCTGTATCGGTACATACTGATTCCGTGTTCAGTGATGTCTTTGATTGGTTGTCCCATTGTTTTGGTTTCCTTTGGTGTTGGGTGGTTGGGGCATACACACTGCCACAGCAGTTGGTCACAGTGTGCGCATCTGTTCACTGGTCTTTCAGCCAGTCTTCTAGTTGGTCAATACCATTGGGTTGAATGTTGGTGATTTCCCACCCACACACAATCCCTGAGAACGCATCAAAAGTTGTCAGCCTGCTGATAACACCTGCATATCGGCACGCACGCCAGCAGAGATACGCAAAGTCTGCTGCTGTGGGGTCTGCCATTGCTGCAAGTGTTTTGCCTGACCAGCGTTCCCAATCCATACACACTTTCAGTGTGATGGGGACAGTCCACAAATCATTGTTGATGGTTGTGACTTGTGCGTGGATTGCCATCAGCGTTGTTGTTTCAATCGTGCGATTTCATCACGCAGTTGATGGTTCTGTTGGTGCAGGTCACGAACACGTTGCCTGTTCTGTTCTGTTTCATCTGCGTGTTGTTTCAAGGCTTCCCACAAGAAGCCACCAATGATGATGGCTGCTAGTGGAAGCATGAAGAACAACCAGAATGCTGCTTCAAGGCTCATGATTACTTCTTACGATTCTTGATGATGTTGACGCGCTGTTGGCACGCACTGACACTGCGCCCTAAGACATCAGCAATGTGGACATTGGGTTCATTGGCTTTGACCATGCGCATCAATTTCTTGTCATCTGCAACTGTCCAAGGCTTGTTGCGTTGCGTTGCGTTGCTTGGTTTGCGTGTGCGCTTGATTGGTTGAACTGTTGTTGTGGTTGGTGTGGTGCTGGTGACTTGATTGATGATTGGTGCTGGCTTCAAAGCAGATGCAATCAGTGATGCTGTTCTGTTGATGTTGTCTTGTTCAGCCTGTGGCAGTGAATCAAACCAGTGTTCTTCCCACAGTGCCAGTGGTGCGTTCAATGCTTTCTTCATGGTGATTGTTGACCTGCGCAATCCTTCTGTTTCTGCTCGCAGCATCTTCAGTGCTAGGTCAAGCGCAGTGATTTCTTTGCGCAGTTGGTTTGCTGTTCTCATGTTTCTGTCCTGTTCTGTTATTTGTTGATGAGATTGATTGTGGTGATGGTGTGCTTGTCTGCGTCACGCAGGTCTTGTTCTTCACGCTTGCTGGCATCAATGACTTCTTCAAGGTTCAGTGTGATGTTGGCAATCTTCTGTGCGCGTTCAACAACCCATTGTGAACGCAGTTCATGTCTGCGTGGGTGCTTGTGAAACTTCTTGTGAATCAATGCAAGGTTGATATCTGGTGCTGTTGGTGTGCAGCGTGCCATGTCGCAGAACTGCCAGAACGCTTGTTGGTCTTTCATCACTTGCTGACTTTCTTGCTGATGATGCGCTGTGCAACGCAGCCCCAATCAACAATCATGTCAAATCGGTCTACGTGCATTATGTGTGCTGATTCTTCTGCTTGTTCCATGCGTGGTGTGACCACTGCGCTGAACTTGTCAATGATGCGTTCAGACATCAATGGCATCAGTGCTTCAGCAAGACGCATCATCTGATATTGGGTCTTGTAGTTGATTGATGTTGGCTTGTTGGTTTTCATTAGTTGGTTTCCTTTTGTGATTTTTTTTTGGCTTCTTTTGATTTCGCATCAATCAAGCGTGCATACGCAATTGCTGCTTGCTTGTCTGCTTGACGCTGTGCTTTCAGTTTCTTTGCTTTGTCACTCATGGCTTTGGTTTCCTTTGTAGTTGATAGGTGTGTCAGATTGATTCTTATTGGCAGTAGTCGCAACCGTCATCAGGGCAAGTGATGAACAGTTGTTCTGTTGACTTCAGCATCTTGATTGCGTTGCGAAGGTTCTTCATCAATCGTTGTGCGCTGTAGTTGCCTGAATACGATTCTGAACTGATGAGCAAGATGTGTTCAGTGAACGATTGTGTCTCGCACTTGAACTTCTCAACAACATCAGCGTTGAATATTTGATTGTTGGTTGTTGCAATTTCAACATCATCAAAGCGTGTGAATGACAAGTTGAGTGATTCGCACAAGTGTTCAAGTTCCCAACATAGGTCATCAACTTGTGATGCTGATGAGACTTTGCCCAATGCGCCAATGCGCTTCTGTTGTGATGGTGGTGTCTGATTGGTTTCCATACCTGAGACTGTATCACAAGTGCTGATGGTCTGTGCATTCATCAGTTGCCTTCTTCCTGACAAAGTGGACACCACTGGTCGCTGTGATTGCGCCACTGTGCAAGACGCTTCTTGTTGGTGTCTTGCAACAAGCCTGTGCCGATTGGGTTGTTGTCTGCGTCAAAGTGGTCGCAGTAGATGACCCACTTGCCACCGTCAGCAGGGCAACCTGCAAGTTCAACTTCTGATGTGATGTGTGTGTGGTTGGTTTCCATACCCATCAGATTAGGGGTTCTGATATCTAATTGCAAGTCAATCACCAAAGCCTTGCCCTACAAGGGTTTGCTGGTCTTGCCCACGTAGCAAACCAATCACGCGTTCACCAACCCACTTAGCCACAGGGGCAGCAACACCATTGCCAATCATCTTGTATCGCTGGCTTGACCGTGTCTCTGTTCCATCAGCCCTGAAGCGTGTGTGGTCATCATTCCAGCCCATCAAGCGTTCGCATTCAATCTCAGTGAATCTTCTGATGATGGGCTTGCCGTCTTTGGTGTCAGTCAGATAAATCATGTTGTCACCGTTCTTTTCAAGTCCTGCTGTAAGTGTTGGTGAAATGTTGTGCCACACACAACCACCCAAACGAATCATTGCACCTGATAGGAATGTGATTACTTGTCTTGTTCTGCTGCTTGTTCCAGTATCGCTTTCAGTTCGTAAGGAATCTCCCTGTTGAACACTTCTGCTTTTGTCAAAATCTTTTGCACGTGCGCTGGTTGCAGCAAGTATTTGTTCTCCACTTGTTCTGATGGTTGCAGAATCCCACACAGCGACCACAAAGATTCTTCTTCTGCGCTGTGGGATTCCGAACCACTGTGCGTCAAGCACTCTCCATTCAATGTGATGACACCCTGCTTCTGCCATCTCCCGTAGAACTGTCTGAAAGTCATCACCATTGTTGCTAGTGATTGCCCCTGATACATTCTCCCAAATAGAGACAACTGGATATTTTCCATGTGTTGCTTCTCGCATTTCTTTGATGATTCTGATTCCTTCAAAAAACATTGATGACTTTGTGCCATCAAGCCCTGCACGCTGACCAGAAGTTGACAGGTCTTGACATGGTGAACCCCATGCGATTACTTCAACAGGTGGAAGTTCAGCACCATTGACTTTCTGCACATTTTCCCATTTGGGAATCTCGCGCCAGTGGTATTGCAGTATCTGTTGACAGTGTGAATCCCATTCAACTTGGAACTTGCAGGTCATGCCTGCGCTTTCAAGTCCCATGTCAAAGCCACCTGCGCCACTGAACAGGCTGCCAAATGTGACTGGCTTATTGTTGGTCATTGCATTGCCTGCTTTACGACAGCGCAGATTGCAAGTTGTGCTGCACGCTTTGTTTTGTAGATGCGTGGGTGGTTGCAGAATCCGTCACGTGAATCAGTGACTTGCCAGCCTTGGTTGACGCGCACGATTGAAAACATTGACAAGTCTTTGTTGTCAAGAATCAGTTGGTTGATTGATGTGTGTGGCTTGGTCATTAGTGCGCAACCTTTGCTTCATAGGCGTTTCTTGAGTTCAGTTCGTATGTTGAACCATCTTCACAGGTCACGATTGTGACTGTGCGACTACCTTGCTTGGTCGCTGATACTTCAATGATTGTTTTGTATTCACAAACATAATCAACCCACCCACGAATGGCAGGTGCTAATGGCGAATCAGTGTCAAAGATGTATTCGTTGTCTGTTGTGCAGCCAATGAAGTTGTGCATCAGACCAATCATGTCGCCCACTTTGATTTTCTTTGCAGTGAGTTTTGCTCTGGTGTTGGTTGATGCTTGCATCACATCACCACGCTGCTGTGAACAATTGCGCCATCAACAATCAACAGGTTTGCGTAGTAGGTCTTGCGACCCTTCACACGTGACACTGCTGCAAAGTGTGACCAACCAAGGCTGGTGATGACTTCACTTGTGTGTTCTTTGATGTGTTCAATCTTGAAGGTTGTGTTCTTGTTGGTGAAGGTGGTGTTGGTTTCCATACAGACATTATAAGCACATCTGATGACCCTTCATGCGCATTTTGGGCAGATTTTTTTCCAGCCCCTAGAAGGCTTGCTGATAGGGCTTGGGCTAATCCAGCCCCTGCAAACCCCCACGAACGCTCACAGGGCTTCCTGTGCGCTCTGGCAGGCTGTCAGGCTTCCCCATAGAAGGCTTCCAAGGCTGGCGCAATCACTTCAGCCCACACGGACAGACGCACCATCACTAGCCCATCAGACCAGCCATCAGGCATCAAGACAGCACGCGTGGGTTTGTGCCTGCCACCAAAGTCAGGATTGTTTGACAGCACCTGCTGTTCAATTCGTAACCATGCAGTGACAGCAGGCTGTATCTGTTTCCCTGCTTTGACTTCATTGGCGAACATTGATTGCCAGCGTTCTTCATTGCCGTCACCAAACTTGTGTGATGGTGCAACACCAAGTTGCTTGCGTGCTGTGCGCTGCTTTGCAAGACCCTTACGACGATTGCGTGCGCCCCTGCAACGATTGCAGACACAACCACGCACGTGGCGTTGATTGGTGATGTTGCCAAAAAGACCACAGCCACATGGGCAGTCACCTTTGCGTGGTTGTTCTTCTGCTGTCACATGGCTGATGGTATCAGTCAGTGTTGCGCAGTTCTTTCACAATTGCTTCAACAACGCTGTCACGCACCCTGCCCATATCAATACCAATGATGACTGCTTGCAGTAGGCGTTCCATGTCATCTTTGCGTTTGCCTGCTTTGGTTTGTGCAGGTGTGTCAATCCGTTCGTGGTCTTGATAATCGTGACGGTATGCAGCATGAACATAAACCTGACACTTGTTCCTGCGTTCAAAAGTCATAAACACAAGACCTGCTTTGTGCAGTGTTGAAAGCGCACCAGATGATTGACCGTGATGCAGATTTAGGTTCATTCCTACTTGCTGATAGGTCAATCCGATTGGGTGTTCATACAGAAGTTTCAGCACTGCTGATGCTCTTGCTTTGGCTGTGCCTGAATCGGCTTCTGTGTGTGCGCGTGCAGTGCTGGCTGGCTGGTCAACATGACCTGCTGTTCCGTTGTATGGCAGCGCATCATCATCAGTGATGTTGAACAGGTCTGGCTGGTCGCTCATGCTGTTACCTGCTGTGCTGCGAATGCTCGCAGAACCTTCAACAGTTGTTCTGCATTGTCTACATCAACTTCAATCTTGAACGTGGGGTCACCAAAGTTCCATGCTTTGTTGTCAATGCCACAAGCCTTCAATGCTTCATACAGTTCAGGCTTGATGTCGCTCATCAGTGTTTGTTGTTGCTTGCGATACTGCGCTGCGTTCTGTTGACGCTGTTCCTTCTGGATTGAGTATGTCTCATATTCCTTCAGTGATAGCCACTGTGTATCAACGATTGTGCGCAGTGACTTGCGTTGAACTGTGTCTGACACGCTGACTTCACCCTTGTAGAAATACACACGCTTGACCTGTGCAACAATCGTGCCGTTTGAATATTTGTTCTTGTGATGATGTGCAAAGCCCACAATGATGAAGTTGTCACCAAACTTTGTGTTCTCTGTGAAGATTGCTTCTGGTGTTGCTGTGATGATTGTTTCAATCTCTGACTTTTTCATGACTTGGTTTCCTTTGTTGATTGTTGTTGGTTATTGGTTGATGATGTTGTTGAAGGCTGCGATTTGCTTCAGGGTCATTGGGTTGTCAATGTCAATCCAGCAGTATCGCACGCACCAGCCGTTGTTCTGTCGCCAGCGCACGCGCCTGTCCATAGCATCAACATTTACTGAGTTACCAAAGATGACCCATTCACCAGCAGGAACTGTTGTGCGACCGTCAATCCATTCACGGTCATCACGCTTGATGTATGCCACCAAACGCTTGCCACGTGAACCTTCAGTGACACCTTTGAATGCGCACAGAACGCCGTTGGGGTCACGGTAAGTGGGGTAACTTTTTTCTGACTTGATTGATGTTGTTTCCATACAGGGATTATAAGCACAACTTTTCATGGCTTGCAAGTCATTTCTTCAAGTCCTTATTTTGCAAGGGTTTCAGCCCTGCTGACACAGGGAAACTGCGCCATCTTTCCCTGCCCCTAGTGCCACCAAAACACCTGACAGACCCATCAGCATTCCAGCCCCTGAACACGAACACACCACGTTGATTCGCAACCTTGAACAAGTCACCATCAACGAATGATTGGTGTGCCATCTGCATTGATTTCAATTTCAATTTCATTCTTCTTCAAACGCAGTAACGCATCAATGATTGTTTTTGCTTGTGGAACTGTTGCTTCATCAATGCGCACTTTGAATGAATCAATCACAAGTTGTTCATCAACTTCACATTGTTCAAGTAGTGAGCGCATCAGGTTTGCTTGTGCATCACTTCGCAGTGGTGCTTTGCGTTGCTGTTGTTGATTGCTGTTGTTGTTTGTTTGTGGTGCGCGTGGTGTTCGTACTGTTTCTTGTTTGCGTTCTGGTGCAGTAACTGGTGAGCGTTCATATGTGTCTGCATCAGGGTCTGCGTCATCTGTTGGTAGGCACAGTGTCTGCAGTAGTGCTGTGCGATAAGCAACACTCATTGCTTTTGCTGTTGCTTTGTCTCCACTGTCCATTGATTCTGCACTGACAGTTGCTTGCACTGATGTTCCATCTGTTGCATGGAATGTGTACGTGACCATCACACGCGCATGACCCATCACTGTTCTGTTCTGTCCCACCTGCACAGATTCATATTCACTGCTGATGACTGATGGTGTGCAGAAGATGCCATGCTTCCTGAACGCTGGTGACACAGCATTGATGACTGAATCAATGCCACGAAAGTTGAAGTTCTGATGTGTGTTGCGTTCGTTCTTGCGAACAGCACCAACTTCTTTCATCACTTCATTCAATGCTTTGAATATTTCAGACATCAGATTGCACCCTTCACTGGTCGCAGCACCCTGAATGATGACGCTTTCTGATACTGCTTGACTAGGTCAGGGTGTGCTTCCCCAAATGCTTTCTGGTCAAAGCGTGTGGTGTTCTGTGATTTGAATGTGACAACCTTTTGACCGTCAATCGTGCCTGCGTCATGGTTGCGCAGAAGATTTGCAAGCGCATCTTTCAGTGATTGTTCTTCTTGTTCGTAATGCTTCAGCATTTCTTTTGCTGATTGCCAGCGTTGCAGTAGTTCCAGCCCTGCTGCGCCTAGTTCAATCTCGCCTGCATCTGGTTGTGGGTGCAGTGCAGTGACCTGCTCTGCTGTCAATGGGCTGTCATCAGGCAAGGATTCATTGTCAATCGCTGTGCAGAACGCTTCAACTTTTTCAACCATCACTGCAATTGATTCATCATCACGTGTGATGTCAAACATTGTGATGCGTAGTTGACGGTCAAGAACAATGAATGTGACTGTGGTGCAGCCAGTGCAATACATCTGCGCTTGTGCTTGCCAAAACCATTCTGGCAATGGCGCGTCACCTTGTACCCACCCTGTTGTGGTTTTTGCTTCAAACAATCGTGAAGCCTGATTGGTGACACCATCAAGTGTGCTGATGATTCTGTCATTCAAATACATTTCTGCTGGTGTCACGATTGTGCAACCAAGTTCTGCGCTGGCGTAGTCAAGCAATCCCTGTTCAAGAAAGATGCCACGCTTCATTGCGTCATTCTTGTCGCGCACCATTGGTGGCTGCAGTTTCTCAATGGCTAGGTCTGTAATTGTTTTGTATGGATTGACACCCATGATTGCTGACACTTCTGAAGCACCAACGATTGTTCTACCGTTGTGCTTGTGTCGTGTCTCTAACCATTGAAGGCTGCCGTGTTCTGGTTTCTGAATTGTTTTCATGCTGGCAGTTTGTCAGATGGGTGTGTCAGCCTTTGAGAACTGTTGCTGATAAATGACAATGCCTGTGTGCGTTCTCACATAGAGATGCACACAGGCACTATCTTGATGAATCCTTGTGGGGGACAAGAAGCCAGATGTCATTGTATCTCTGGCTGTCGCATCAACTGTCAACGGTAGGAACAATGAAACGCATCACAGCAGATAACTACTTCAGCATCATTCCTGAATGGGTCTTGTACGCAGACATCACAGCAACTGCTGTGCGACTGTACGCCACGTTGCAACGATATGCAGACAAAGACACAGGTGAATGCCACCCATCACGCGCAACACTTGCAGCCAAATGCAACTGCACAGTCAAGTCAATTGATAGAGCATTGACAGAACTGATTGCAATTGGTGCTGTCAACAAGCGTCAACGTGTGAGCGCAAATGGTGACCTGACAAGCAATCACTATCAAGTGATAACTGTTCCACAGGTAGCGTCAGAAATGTCCCTACCTAGCGACAAAATCGCCACAAGGGGTAGGGACAAAAACGACACAGAAACCATAGTCAGTGTGAAACAAAGTCAAGAACCTACTGCTGCGCAGTCAATTGCTGAACAATGGTGGACTGCATACAAAGAACGAACAGGTGGAAAGACACCAACAGGAAAGGGTGCATGGCATTCACTGCTGGCAATCATCAATGGTGCATTGAAGTCTGGCTGGACTGAACAGCAGGTCACGACAGCGTTGATGCAGTTGAGTGTGCCTAGCGCAACAATGCTTGATGTGCAGTTGAACAAGTTGATTGCGACTCAGCCTGCGTTGGTGAAGCGCATCATGCCAGATGTCATTGGTGATGCTGATTGTGTTGTGTGTGGTGGTGCTGGTTTCATTGTTGACTTTGACGCTGATGAACAGCAACACAAATCACGCTGGTGCGAATGTCGCACACAGTAAGGATTTCAGACAGGTGACACGGAAATGGCACAGGGTCTGTCTAGGGTAGAACCTGAACCTGTCCCCTACTCAACCACCACAGGTGGTCATACACAATCTGCCAGCGCACTACCAGCAACGCTGTATGGGCTTCAGACAAGCGCAAACGCCAGATGGGTACATAGACAGCCAGCAACCCTGAAACACCCATTGAGCGTGGCAGGAAAGGCACAACCATGACACGAACATTCCGATTCATCATCATTGCATTCATCATCAATCTTCTACTTCTCACCTTCTCGCTGCGTGACGCAGACGCAGCACCCATCAAAGGGTTGCCCTGCCCTGAATGGCATGACGCACTGCGCAAGGCTGGTCTGCCTGTCAGAGTGTTCGCGCCAATCATGTTTCGTGAAAGTCGTTGCCAACCACGTGCTATCGGCTGGAACTATCACAAGAACAAATCGCACAAGAATTGCAAGTTGTCACCAGCACGAACATACAGAAAGTGCAGTGCTGTGAAGTCTTACGACATTGGGTTGCTTCAAATCAATTCAACGTGGAAGTCTGTTACCAAAGCACTCTGCAAATCATCAGATGTTCTTATACTTCAGAAGCCTTCATGCAATATCGCAGTTGCTGCATATCTTTGGAACAATGGTGGCAGTTCTCATTGGAAAGCAACAAGCACTGCTACTATCAGTAACAAGTAACCCTTCTAGGACAGGACAGCAAACCATGCCAAAGAAACAAGAAGTGCCAGCAGAACAGTTGAAGCAATGTGCAACAGTGTTGCTTGCTGCACGCATGAATGCAGGTATCAGCCAGCGTGAACTATCAAAGCGCATCAACGTGACACAGCCATTGGTTAGTTCATGGGAACAAGGAAAGACCCTGCCATCAGTGAACCATCTTGCAGCAATTGAAGAAGCAACAGGTGCAACACAAGGTTCAGTGATTATGGCGATTGCTTATTGGCAGCACACAGAAAGTTGACGCATGGCAGAAGTTGGTGTTGAAGATGTCTGGAAGCGTGAACGGACAGCACGCCTATCAACAACACCAATTCTGCGCGTGGTCAATGACCTACCTGTGCGAGACGCTGCAGACCTGCTTGGTGTCAATGTAGGCACACTTATGAAGTGGCGTGCATCTGAAGGTTCAGCAACGATTCACTATTCACGCGCCGACAGAATCGCCATCAGGCTTGGTTGCCACCCATCTGCCATGTGGGGCAGGGAATGGTGGTCACTGTAAAGATGTCCCCACAGCAGGCTTGTTTGGTTTCCTGCCTGCTGTGGGGCTTTTTCTATTGTCGTGAAGTGCGACGCTTTTTCTCTGCAAGATATGCAGCATCAATGTCTTGATGATTGCTGTTCGTGCGTAAGTTGTATGCAGGCAAGCACAAGAACCACGTGTCATCACCATCTTGATAGATGGTTGTTTCAGTGCAGTATGTGCTGCCGTTGTCGTAGATTCCTGTTCCAGCAGCAATGACTGTTGCACAGGTTTTGCATTTGGCTTTGGATTGATTGGTGAAGCCTGTCTTGTTCATATCTTCTGCTGTTCTCTATTCGGCTGGTGTGAAGTCCAGCACTGAATCAATGTGACACAGTGCAAACATATTGCGCCCACGTACTTTGCGACAGACCACAATGTTGTTGTGCTGAATGTAGAAATCACCCTGCACTGATTGCTGTTGCATCTGTGGGTCAAGATAGGTGACTGTTCCTGATTGCAGTTGGTGTGTCAATGGTGTGTTCATCACTCACCACCATTCAAGATTTCCATCATGCGCGTGTAGTTCGCTGGTGGTTGCACAGGTTCACCTGTTCCAAGGTTGTAGTTCAAACCAGTCTTGCCGTTGTAGTAGCCCATGTAAGTGAAACCACAATCATCAGCAGGGTCTGTCCAGCGCAGTTCATCAACATAAAGTTCAATCACGATTGCTGATGCGTAGTTGTTGCAAACAGCAATTGCTGCTTCTTTTGTTTTGAATCGGCGTGCCATGCGTGGGTCTGTTGTATATGTCAATTCACCAGACTTGCTGATGGACTTGACCCAACGCTGTGGTGCATTGTCTTTTGCGACTATTTCCATGCCTGCTTTGGTTGCAACAAAGATGATTGTGCGTGGAAGAAGTGTGTTGTGCTTGCGTGATGTCATGCAGACAGATTAGCACCATTTATCAGGGGAGATGCAACTATTCCCCAAAGCCTTATGGCGCAAGGGTTTCAGGTAGGTGGGCAGGGCTGATGGACAGCAACCAGCCCCACCCATGACCTACTGAACCTGCAACGCAGGTGGCGTGGAATCACCAGCGCAATACTGCCAATGCCACGCTTCAAACTCAGGTGACTTTGGATTATCACCCTGAAGAAAGAACCCATACTTGGGTGCTGTCTCACACATGAACTTCAACGCACGCTTTGCAGAAGCAAGCGCAACAATCTGTCCACCTTTACCTTCAACAGCCAAATCAATTGCAAGACCCCAACCATGGTTTGAACCTGACTTGCCTGTGGGGTCTGGTGCAGCAGATGGTGCTTTGCCTTTTTTGAGAATCCACACCTTGCCTTCAAACTTGCGCGTGACTGTACGTGGCTTGTTCAATCGTGGGTCATTTGGTTTTGCTGGTTCGTAACGGTCAAGGAACATTGCCAACTGTCCTTCGTACGAACGATAGTCACCAATGTTGCGCAGTGTGATTCCAGCCTTCTTTGCTTCTTCATACAAAGCATTGAATGCAACTGCTGCAGGCTTGACCATCTTGCCACCTGTGTTCACGCGTGCCAGCAAAGACTTATCAAGTCTGCCGTTCACCTGACCCTTCAAGACAGATGGCAATACAAGTTTCTGATATGGATACTTCACTGTTGTTCATCTTTCTTTTCAGGGACAACACCTGTGAACGCTGCGTTGATTTCTGCTGTGGTCAAATTGCCGTCAACAGATGCACGTGCTAAACGCTCAATGACTGTGACCACTGCGCTGATGCCAGCAAGCAACGCTGACTTTGCGACAGGGATTCCACCAAGTATTGATGCACCACCAATGATTGCCATTGCATTCACAATGAATGTGCTGATGATGCGCTGCACGATAGATACCAGTGTTTTCATTCTTCTTCTTCTCCAGATAGAGCCAATGCAACAAGATTGAGTGTCAACGCTATTGCGCTAATCCACAACCCCATTGTGCGTGTTGTACCTGAAAGGGTGATGAGTACCAATCCAGTTCCTGCCAATGTCCAGACAAGACCTGCGAACTCTCCCCAAAACCTTTTCATAGTTGTACCTAGTCTCTCTCAACTTGTGTCAATGCAATGTCACTTGCGTCGTGCTGATGGCACAGGTGCAGCAGCCAGCATTGCACCAGCAGCAATGACAAGTCTGCGTGTGCTGATTGGAACTGTTGAGCCAATAGGAACATATGAATCAACAGCACCATCAAAGATGTTGATTGCTTCTTCAAATGCTTCACGTACTTCTGTTGGTGCGTCTTGCACTGCTTCCACAAGCGCGTCAAGTTGTTCTTCTGTGAGTGTGTCCAGTGGTAGTTCACTGAAGATTTCTTGTGCTTGTTCTGGTGTTACTTCTTGCAGGGCTTCAGCATCTGTTGCAATTGCTGTGGCTTCTTCAGCGTTGACATCACCATCTGCTATCAGTTGTAGTGTTGGTGTTGTAGTGGAAGGGACAAGCAATGGTGGTTCTGGAATTGGCAGTGTTGTTGTTGGCATCTGTGGTTCTGTGGTTGGCGCATAAGTTGGTGCAGGCACAGGAACAGTTGAGACAGGAACAGTTGAAGGAACTGTGGTCGCAGCAAGAGAAGTTGTGGTTGTCTCAGGAACAGTCGCAGGAATTGTTGTCTGAAGATTCAGTGTGGTCTGCGTTTGAATAGTGGTGGTTGTTGATGGTTCTTGTGTGGTTGTTGGGGCATCTGTCGTTGTGGGTTGTTCTGTTGTTGTTGGCGTGGATACTGAAAGACTGAACGCTGATGCAGGCACAGGTTGCCAATCGCCATCATTGATTTGCCAATACAACTGCACCCATGCGCCACCACCATTCTCATAGAACCAAAGGGTGATTGGCTGCGACATTCCAGCAGTGAACTGCACAGGCTGTGAGAAAGACCCACCACCACCCTTGTCAACCCAATCATCAATCAGTTGTGCATCATTGATGAACAGTTGCACACCATCATCTGCTGGTGCATAGAACCTGACCTGCGCATCAACATCAGTTGTGATGTTGCTTTGGAATCGGACTATGAAATCTTCATACAGATTGAATAGTGGTTGCTGGTCAAAGTTGTGCCAGATGTCAGCGTCAATCAGTTCACCTGTTGGTTCTGTTGTTGGTAGTGGTGGTGACGCGTTGTATCCAAGATTGTTCCAGATAGCCACGTGAACGCCACCAGCGTTTGTGTCTGCGTTTGCTTGCCCATTCGCCAGCAATAACAAGATGAATGCCACCCCTGTTGCTAGGCGTATCAGTCTTTGTGTGCGTGCCATTCAATGTGTGCGCCCAATCTGCTGTCAACGGTGTCTATCTTTTCTGCAATCCTGTCTAGTTTGTCAGCATTGCTTGCGTGGTCTTTGTTGTTTTGTCTGCGTGTCACTTCAATCAGCGTGACTATCAGCGTGACTGATGCACCAATCAAAGCAACAATGATTTCAGTGTTCATCTGGTGTCACAATCGGCAGGTCATGTTCTGCTGGTATCCAGATAGATGCTGTGTTTCCTTCTTCAACCCATGACAAATATTTCTGATAGTCAGTGTTGTTGATGTCAAATGGAATGAATGTGAACAGACCATCATGCTTCAACACAACAGACAGTTCTTCATTAGTTAGTGGGTGATGGCTGATGTAGTAACTCATTACAGTTCTGCGCTCAAATCAACATAGAAAGTGTGTGCTGCGTTTTGATAGAACACTGCTGCCCAACCTGTACCAAAGCCTGAACTGTTTGTGTCTATCTCAATAGTGGTGTTTGAATTGTTATATACAGCAGTGATGACAACTGCTGCTTGTAATGCTGCATACCCTGTCCAATAACCCATTGTCCCACCATTAGAAGTCAAAGATGGGCTGGTTCTCATCACGGGATAAGACATTCCCATTCTTGAAAATCCACCAGCGCAGACACCACGCATTGAAGGTTGAAGATGGCGTTGAAAGTATCGCCAGCACTTAGCATATGTGACTTGGATATCTTCCATTTCAAACGGTGTGCAAACGCTGTTTGGTTCTAACTGCACACCTGTGATTTCAAAGAAGTTGTTGACAGATGCAGCAAGATTGACCTGTCCTGTTGCGCGTTTGTTTTGAACTTGCGTTGCCCACACTGTTTGCAATGCACCACCTGAACGGTCACTACCAACAGCCAGCCACATGAACAAAACACATGATGCGCTGATGCCATTGCTGAACAGACCTGTGGCATCAGCAGGGAAAATCAATCTGACTTTCTGCCACACATTAGAAGAAGTAATTGTGTAAGACGCTGATACAGAACGGTTGTTGTCTTGGTCAATCAGTTCTGCAATATATGTTCCTGTGAGATTGCTACGCACCCAAAAAGAAAGCGCAAAAGGTTTTGCTGATGCTGTTCCCTTTGCGAACTGTTGAACATTTGCACCTTCTATTGCTTGAACTAGACCCTTGAAAGCACCAGCAGCAAGTGAACCATTTGCTGTAGTGCAGGTTGTTTTCCAAGAATTGCGTATGCCTTCAGCAACTGGCGCGTCAGATGCTGTCAATGATTGAACAGTGTCTGTCCATGTGCCTGCACCACTGATGCTGTGAAACCATCTGTCTGCTGTGTAATACGCAAAAGTTGTGATACCAGCAACAGTTGTTGAACGCTGTGCAATATTCATTGCACCATTGATGATGCAGTTGGTATATGGGCGCAGCAGATATGTGTTGGTGTTCTGCGCTGTCAAAATCTCACTTGTTTGAAAACCACTGCTAGTTGGCATTGTTTATCCTTCTGGCAGTTCTGTATTTATTGCGATAGGTGGAAGTGAAGCCATCAGCGCAATATATTGTGCGTATTCTTCTTCAGTCATTTCACGCACCACATCATCAATCTGAATCAGTGGTTTCAATTGTCCATTGGTCATAGTGAGTTTCTCATTCCATAGACACGCACAACACCATTTGAAATTGTGCCTAAATTGGGATAGATAGCAAATCCTGTGTATGAAGTAGCCAACGCATGAACAGCAGAATTGAAACCACCATATGATGCGTAGTGAATCGGATTTGAAAACTTAGTGAACACAGTCTTGAAAGGGTCATAGATAGTCATATCCATCATTGACCACCCATTATCGCCACCACCACCATAGATGACAAGACCAACATTGGCTGTGCCTGCACCAGTTGCAGCACCACCATATGTGTACCCACTGAAGCCTGAATAGTAACTAGTTGCAGATACAACACCACCAACTTCAAGTTGAAGCATCATCACATGACCTGTTGTTCCAGCACCACCTGTATATGTGATTCTGTAATTGTCATAATTTGCGCTGAACACATTTGTCACCTGAACACTTGTTTGTGCAGAAGATGCAACTGTCTGTTCTTTGATTAGGTGCATACCGATTGTGCGCATCTGCGCAGCAGTCAACACAGCACCTGTTGTGAAATCTGGTGGGGTAGGCATATCAGTATTCTTTCTTCATTTCATCACCAGCCAAGTTTGTTGGTGTCCAATAATCCAGCAGTAGCGTCATCAAGAATCAGATACGGTGTCAAACCAATATCTGCCAAATAGTAAGTGAATCGTGATTCTGATGGTGTCGCAGTAAATGCTGCACCAACAATTGTGCATCTGAATGTTTCATCTCTGAACTGCACAAAAGTTGAATACCCAATGATGTCCCACCAGCCATAACCCAAATCCAAAGCCCAACTGTTCTGCGCTTCAGATTTGCAACTGATTTCACTGATGCCATATCCATTGTCACCAAAGATTCCAAGCAAATAGTTTGACAGGTCAGTGGCTGCAGGAATGCTTGCACTGTACGTGGTTTGACGCAGGGTGCGATATGGCGCGTTGCCATAGTTCACTGTCACATCACCATATGAATATGTGTTCAGTTCAATCTGTGTAAAGAAGTCAGATGACACAGAATCAAAAGTGATGCTGTCATAAACTTGACTGACACTGTTGTTGGTTGTGTCGCTAAATCGCACAGGAAGATTGCCTGCAAAGTCTCTGCCATAGATACCAACAACCTGACCATCAGAACCATCTTTGATTGTTGCACCAACAGTTGCGCACACAGTGTTCAACCATGTTGCAAAAGAATCAGTGATTTCAGATGCTGATAGTTGTGGTGAAGTTTCTGCTGTATAAGTAGTACCAAAGTTCAACCCTTCTGGACTTGCAGCAGTTGAAACCTGTGTCACCAAATCGCTAGGTGCAACAAATAAACCATTGCCTTGCAACCTTCCCCAATCAGCAAGGAAGCCTTCACACTCAATATCAATATTGTCTGCGACACCAACACCTGATGACAAATCGTATGGGATAGCCCACTGCACTGTGGCGTTTCTTATCTTCCCTAACCACATGGTGTATGTGCTGCCAACACGCTTGACCCTGACAAGTGTATTCACTTTCAACGCTGTGTTTGGAAGGCTGAACCCTGTTGGGTATCTCGCGCTGATATTCATGCGTGATGGTTCAAAGTTATCTGACAAAGATTGTCTGCCTATGAACCCTGATATCTGTTGCACATTGTCTAGATACACCCATTGATTAGTGGGTATGGCTGAAACAGAATTGTTGATTGTTCCTAGCCAATACCCAAAGTAGGGACTGTTATCTGTTGAACCATCAAAGAAATCAGGAACAGAACCACCAACAATTGTTGTCTGTTCTAGAAGCATTGCGTCAATAGTTGCTGTGTTCCCAACAGCACCATTGGTGACCTGTGTTTCAACAAGAATTGTCCCATAGTAAGAAGTTGATGGTGCTGTACCTTGAACAGAAAGCCTTGTCCAGCCTGCGCCACTCACAACAGATTGTGCAGTTCCTGTTGTCTGTGAAACATATGCACCATCTTTGCTGTAGAACTTGATGCACACGCGCATATTTCTTGTGACACCAACAGGGTTCTTGATATATGTTGATGCCACATATGGCAGACCAGCAACACACCTGCTTTCATTCACAGGCGTTTCATATGCAACAGAAGAACTGCTGCTTGTAGAAACAATGTCAAGTGATAGTGAACCTTCAACTGCTTGTGATGTGTTCAAGTTGAGCGTGGCAGAAGTAGCAGAACCTGTGATTGTGGTGTTCTCAAATGAAGGATTCCAAATCTGGTTCAATCGTTCTTTGCGATATTCAACAGTGAATTGCTGTGGCATTATCCCTGCACCCTTAGTGGCAACGCGCCATTCTGACGCTGGTATCTACGCAACGCATCAACAACTGCGTTGGGGTCTGCACTGGTGACGGTCACATTGATGATTGTGTCACCACCCATCATGCCCATCTTGGACAATGGAATCACTGCTTCAGGTTCACCACCTTCACCTATCAGACTGAACGTGGGCTTGGTCACGATTCCACCCTGAGCCAGTGTGGCAAGACCACCAACACTGATTCCTGAGAAATCAAAGCCAGAGAAATCAAACCCTGCACCAACAGAAGAAGATGACACAGAAGAAACAGTTGTTGGTGTTGGCACATTCACAGTGACAGGTGTGTTCAGTTCAGCAAGAAGTTTGTCTGCTGCTGCTTTCTGCTTCTTGGTCAATTTCCCTTTGGCTTTACGCAAGATGATTTCAGCCTTAGCCAGATTGCGCGTGGTTTCTAGTTCACGCTCTTTGGCTTCACGCACCTTGTCAATTGCTTCAAGTTGTGCAGCCTGTGCTGCTTCAAGTTCAGTCAATGCTGTCTTGTATGTCTCACTAGAAGTAGAAGCACCATTGATTGTTTCATTCAGTTTGGTTTGTGCATCAGTCACAGCATCAGTTGATGTCTTGACATTGTTTTGTGCTTCAGTCTGTGCAATGACTGCTTCACCTAAAGCAATTTCTGCTTCTGTTATCTCTCTTGGATTGCCACGTAGACGCGCCCTGCGCAGTGCTTCTTCAGCGTCACTGACTGCATAGTTGGCTTTGGTCAAATCAAAACCAGCCTTTGTTGCATCTCTGTTCGCTTTGTTCAGTTCTTCCTGTGCGCTGTTCGCTTCCTTAGACCCTACGCCATAACCCTTTGCAATCTGATTCAGTTTGGCTTGTGCAGTTGCAACATTGTCTGTCGCTGTCTGCAAAGACTTCTGCGCTGATGCTGTGTTCTTCAAAGCGTCACGCAGATTCTTCTGGTCACTGGTTACTGTCTTTGCTGCATTGCTGAACTTTGCAAACTTTTCTGCTGCAGTTTCAACTGTGGTGTTCAACGTGGTCAAAGGCTTTGGGTCAGGGTCAATACCAAGACCTTTCAAAACTTTTTGCAGGTCTTTGTATTCTTTCTGCTTAGACATCAAATCTTCAAGTGCTTTCTGATACACCTTGACATCTTTGGCAGGGATTGTGAAACCTTGACCCTTTTGATTGAAGATGATTAGGTCACGATTGGCTTTTGCTGCAGCATCAATTCTGCCTTTCAACTGTGCCAATGCGCCAGAACCCTTGTTCAAATATTCTTCAAATGCACCAAGCCCTTGACCAGACATATTGAGAATCTTTGCTAGATACTCAAAAGCCCTTTGTGATTTGACAAGTTCAACCACTGCGTTCTTCTGTGCTTCACCTTCTTGAAACAAGGCTTCCGAAAAGTCACGCGTGCTTGTTACTGCTTTTGATTTTGTTGCAGCGTAGATGGCGTACAAAGATGCAGCCACAGTCAGCAATGCAGTCACACCACCTGCTGCAAGCATGGCAACCTTTGTTGCATTCAGTGCAACAATCTGTGCATTCAATGCACCAGTGGTCACCTGCGCTGCAATAGTCAATCCTGTTTGAACAGCAGTGAAAGTCATCACTGCAATCTTCAACGCGCCAAACAAACCAATGATGATTGTGATTGTCTTACCCATGTTGCCCATATTCCAGACACCACGAATAACTGACCCAATCAGATAATTGATTGCACCAGCCACACCACGTTCACCAAGAATCATTGAGAACTGTTCAAGAACAGGAACAACTTTGTCAATGACAAAGTTTGCGAATCGTTCCACGTAGGGAATCAACACGCCACCTAAATCTTCTGCAGCGTTACCCAATGCGACGCGCATACGGTCAAACCCTGTTGCACCTGCTGCAGCAGTTCCACCAACCTGTGATTCAACTTCAGCCAGAATCAACTTCTGTGCATCAAGCACTTTGCCTGACTGAACCAATGTCTTGATTTGTTGCTTCTGTTGGTCAGTGAAATCAACACCTGCACGCTGTAACGCAGTCACACCCTTGATGGGATTTGACAGGGCTTTGCCTAACATCTTTGCTGCAGCATCAGATGACCCAAACACATTCGCCAAATCAAGCATGACCATTGATGCACGATTGAAGATGTCGTTTCCTTTGCCTGCTTCATTGCGTACTGCTTTGAATGTCAGCAACATATTCATGCTGGTCTGGATTGCTTCATCATCAACACCTGTTTTCACAGATAATGATTCAGCCAAATCACTGACCTGCTTTGCAGTCAAACCAGCAGCACCACCTGTTGCAGTCACAATTGCTTGCGTCTGGCGCATCACCTTCTGTGATTCATATGCAGCCTTGACAAGAGAACCACCAACCACGCCAGCAACACCTGCAGCAATACCACCAAACTTTGCAAAGTTCTTTCCAAGTGTGTTCACTGCTTTGTTTGTGTTCAGTAATACTGATGCGCTTTTCTCGCCAGCACCATCAAGTTTTTGAAAATCCTTGATTGCGCGTGTGACACCCTTTGCATCAAATGTGCTGATAATGGGGACTACAACAGCCATGACTACAACATCTTTCCAAATCGCCCAAGTGCAGTACGTGCCTGCTTGCTTGCTCTAATTGATTGCGCTGAACGCAGTTCAGTTTGTCTTGAAATCTGTGCAGTGAATCGGCTGCCAACATCATCAAGGATTTTCAGAATCTTGTGTTCTACCAGTGGATAGTTCTTTGCAGCAGATTTCCACATCACGCGTGAAGGCTTTGCTGTCGCATTCAAGTTCTGCACAAACTGTCTGCCAATAGAACCTTCACCTTGCTGATTCTTTGCTAGGTCATAGATAGCACCAGCAGCATTCATTTGTTTGATGCGCAAGATTGGATATGAATTAGTCCTGCGAACTTTGCGCCCACCAACCTGAATGACCACACCACGCTTGACCTTCTTTGCTTCCCACTTAGGGAATGAAGCACCTGCAGCACCCTTAGGTTTTCTACCCCTAGTGGTACGCCCATACTTAGTCCAGTTGATTTGACCTGTGGAACTTGTCCACGGCTTTTCAGGGAAATCATTCTGAACAGCAACACGCAGGTCATTGGTGTTGTTTTTCAAATCTTTTTCAATTTGCTTGTATGTCTCAGGTTCTAACTGTCGCAGTGTCTGCAACACAGGTGCAATCCCATGCACAAGGTTCTGTGAAAGTTCTGCCTGCGCCATTGTTACACCTTACAATCCACGTGTATTCATTCCCTGACCAAAGCGTTCAGCAGCAGTGTTCCTGCTGTTGATGTATTCCCACATAGCAAGAACATCACGCGCATCTTCTTCAATCAACACAGACGGCGCAATCCCTGCTTCAACACAAACAGTGATGAACTTGCCATATGTGCTGTCTAGTCCAAAGGGACTGTGGCAGTCTCAACTTCTTCTGGCAGGTCAGGAACTTCATCAGCAATCACATCAATTGTTTCAACAGTTTCAAGCCAGATATCAAACTGTTCTTGAATGTTCTTCAATCGTATTTGTGTTTTCCACGCCAACCACGCAATATCAGTCAAGCGCAGTTCTGTTTCAAACTTTGTGACACTGCGATTCCATGTGCGTTCAAACGCTACGAAGTCAGCGAAAATTGCTGTGCAGTCTTTTGTTGAACCATCATTGAAGATGATTCGCATTTCCATTTTCATTTTGTTGCTGTCCTAACTATGAATCAAGAAGTTGCTTTTGCGAGAGTTCCACCAGTCAGCGTCAACGTGGTCATACTCAACTCACCAACGCCACCTGCGACAGGGGTGTGGCTTGCAAGATATGCACCAGTGATTGTGTAGGTGGGGTTTGTTGAAGATACTGCTGCGCTTGTTGGCTTGATGATGATGTTGGTTGTTGTGCCTACCAACGGATAGATGGTTGCTTCAGTTTGTGATGCTGCGAAGTCCTGCATGAGTGCGACTTCAACAGACAAGTTGACAAGACCACCAGCAAACTTGCGTGCGCCTGAACCATCAAAAGAAGTGACATCAACTGATTCAACTTCATAGTTCAGCGTGACACTATTTGCTTTTGATTCCAAGTTCACACCACCAATGCTGATGGTGCAATCCTTCAATACTTGAACAGCCATGACTATTCACCTTCCACTTGTGTTTGGGTTTTGTTGTTTGACTTTGCAGTGATGGGTTCAAGATGTCCTGCTTCCACCAACATATGCAAATCTAGTCCTTCTAGTTCTGTTTCTGTGACAGTGCTTCCCTGCTTGCCATGAGTGAAGTTGTCACTTGTTACTTTGAATGATTGCATTGATTTTCCTTTACGCGTAGATAGTTACTGCGAATGAGACTTGCAGATATTCTGCATCATCTTGTTCTAGTGCGTTGATGTTTGCAGAAGAAGCAACAATCAAATCTTGACAAGCACCACCAAGTGTCAGGTCACCTTCAAGTGCAGCCCTGATTGATGTTGCACCTGTTGGTGATAAGAACCCATCAAGATAAGTGAATGCTGTACGGTCAACCCATCTGCCAGCAACCACGTACACAGTCCAGTCAAATTGTGTGACAGCATTGCCCATACCCATTGTCTGATGATATGAAACAGTGTTCAGCACAGGGTATGCGAACGGTGGGTTTAGTTGTTCAGGCTGATAAGAGTACGCACGCACACCACTGATGGTGGCAAGTCTTGCTTTCAGACCATCAGCGATAGCAGCAACAGATGACATCAGACAGTGCCTGCGCCAGCAGTAGGAAGAATGAACTGTTGCAACAAGTCACGCACATCAGGGTCAACGGCACGAACTTGAATTGCCATATCAGCAAAACCTACAACACCTAGTGCTGCGTTCAATCGTGCAAACTGGCGCATAGATAAAAGAATGCAAGCCTGCTCAACATCACTTGGTACAGACTGCCAGCCCCACTGCGCTGTGACCTGCACCAGTGGCTTGTCATAGGCAATAGGGAATGAATAGCCATTGATACACACAATGCGCCTGTACGGCTTTCCTGTGATGGCTGTGTTCAATGGTTCAAGTTGATACTGCTGACCCTGCGTCCACGTTGTCGCATATGTGCCATCAGCGTTGCTGTCAATCTTCACAGTGACACTGCTGTTGGCAATGTCATTCAACACGCCACATTCATAGATGCTTGCAGGATAAACCTGAATCGCAGTCTGATTGGTCTTGTAGAACCATCTGTTGCAATAGCCATCAATCCTGCGTGAAGCAGATTGAATTGCTGATTCAATCAGAGTGTCATCAGCGTTGTCTGTCAGACGCAGTGCTGCTTTGACCTGAGCAAGTGTGCAATATCCATTTGTGATTGCCATTGCTAGTCAGTCATGCGCTTTCTGGTTGCAGGCTTTGATGCGCGTTCAACTACTGGTTCAGCAGTTGCAGTTTCAACAGGTGTGCTGGTCTTTGTGTAGCCAGCATTGCGCAATGCTTCATCAACTGCTTTGATGCGTTCAGGAAGATTTCTGCGCACGTAACCTTCACGCTCAACCAGCAGTGCTTCAATAAGTTTTGTGTCCATGATTGCTTTCAAGTTGTGTGGTGCTGGCTGGCTGTGTCCCTACAAACAGCCAGCACCAACAAACTATTGGTGAACCTTCAGTGATTAGAAGGTTGGGGTGACAAGCGCAGTGCCTGTTACCTTTGCCCATGCGTTCTGGTAACGCGCTGCTGTGTATGCGCTGTAACCATAGACAACTGCGAGAACATCAAGTTCTGCTGCTTTTGGCTGGTCAAAGCGAAGGTACATTGGCGCACCATCTCCATCTTCCCACAAGTGAAGTTCATTGGTGTCACCAATGTAAATCACATCTTCATTTGTTCCTGCACCAGCACTGGTGGTCACATTTGCGTCAGTAACCACAGGAAGTCCTGCGATTGCATAGCCACTGTTCGCATAGCGAACAACGCCACCATCACCAACAGCAAGTGCGTTCATTGGTGACTGTGGAACTGGAACAGCCAACGGACGGTTGGTTGAATCAAGTGCTGCGAGAATCCAAGCCAAACGGCGTGGGTGCATCACAATCACATTTGGATTCCCAAAGTACGTGGTTTGAACCTTCTGGATTGCATCAAGAAGTTTTGGATACAACTCAGCAACTGTTGGTGAAGCATCTGTTGCAGTAACAGACTGACCAGCAGAAGATTGGATTTCAGCAACAACTTGTGCGTCAAGTGTGGTGTGGTATGAACGAATCAAGTCATTCATCACAAGTGCGTCAACACCTGTGCCACGCTCTAAAGCCTGACGGGAAACTGTCTGCTGACCTGCAACAGTGACAACGCTGATGTCTAACTTGGTGTCGTCCATGTTGGTTTCAGAAACAGCAGCACCTTCAGTCTGAACAGCAGTGCTTGAACCTGTGGTCACCTTGCTGATGCTGATTGTCAATCCTGCTGCTGGCAGTGCGTGCTTGCGTGCAATGTCTGCAACAGGGCGACCTGCGCGTGCAAGTGGTGCAGCAAGTTCAGTCAGGTACTGTGGAACAATCAAGCCAGCAAAGTTTGCTGAAGTGACATCACGACGCTCAACCTTTTCTTCATTCATGTGGCGTGCCAGACGCTCTTTGGCTACATAGTCACCATTGAACTGTGCAGCAAATGCGTCAGCCAAGAATGACACACTGCGATTTTCCTTGGTGTATGTACGTGGCTCTGACTTCACAACAGCAGGTGCTGCGATTCCAGATGCTGCACGCATCTCTGCTGCTTTTGCATTGCGTGCTTCAAGTTCCTTGTGCTGCTCAATTTGAGCATCAAGGTCTTTTGCTGAACGCAAAGAAACAGCAATGCTGTCGTTTTCTTCTTGTGTCAGGTCACGCGCTTCTGCTTCTGCTGCATCAACAATCTGTTGTGCAGAAGCCAAATGTGCGTCACGCTTCTCAATCAACTTTTCTGAAAGTGCCATTGGGGCTTTCCTTCTCTTAGTGGGTTTGTGTTGTTTGGGTGAGTGTCACGCTGGCGTGTGGCTAGTTGACGGCTCTAGCAATCGCAAGTGCAACTTGTGCTTTGCGAAGTGCTGTTGGTGCAACGGTAGCAACTGATGTATCAGTTGAATGTGTGTTGCGAATCTCTGCGCTGGTTTCTTCATACGCTGGATAGGTCACAAGGCTGACATCATACAGACGCACTTCTTTCAGTTCACGTACGCTTCTGTCACTGTTCCAAGAATCCTTCACAGTTTCAAAAGCAAAAGACATCTGTGTGACATCACCACGCATCAACGCACTACGCATCTTCACTGCGTCAGGGTTGTTGGGGTCTAGGCGTGCTTCCATGAACAGACCCTTGTTATCTTCACGCAGGGTCAATGTGCCTGACTTGGTGCGTGCTAATGGAACACCAGTGTGGTCAATCAACAAACGGACATCAGCACCATCTTTGATGGTCTTGGTGAAAGCACCACGCTTGACATACTCAGTCCAAGGTAGGGGTTCTGATGGTGAATCAAATACTGCTGCATATCCACGAACAGTCCAGCCATCTTCAGAATCATCAAGCGCACGCAGTTCTAGATTTGTGTATGCAATCTGCTTGCGCTGTTCATTAGTTGCGCTAATCACCCAACGGTGTTCACGCTGTGCAGGCACATTGCGTTCTTCTTCAAGTTCTGCGTCAAGTTGGTCAATGATGCGTTGTGCGTAGTCCATTGTTCTTTGTGCTTCTTCCTTTGTAGAACCACTGCCCCACAGAAGATGAGCCACCACACCTGCTGTGATTTCACCATCTGCTGCTTCTAAGTCCACCATGTGTCGTGCTATCCACGGTGCAATCTTGCGCCACTTCTCAGGTGTCACTTCACCTGATGCCATCTTGCGTGCATCTTCAACTGTCTGTGGCTCTAGCCCATCACCAGACAAACCTTCTTCATGGTATGCAAGACCACGCTTTGCATTATCACGCATGAACTGTGGTGCTGATAGGTCAATCTGTCGTTGTTCTCTTGAATCCATTTCAACTTCAAGTTCAACTTCATCTTCAGATTCAACCATAGGTTCAACTGATACTTCACCAATCTTTTCAGCGATTTCATCAAGAATGCTTTTCACTGCTTCATATGCACGTTGCAATGCTTCAACTTCCATTGCAGGTTCAGCCTGATTCAGTTCTGGTGTCATAGGCATACCTTCAACTTGGTCATTGATGTCATCATCACTGAACAGTTCTGCATCAGTCAAAAGTTTGCGCGTTGCCCAATCACCCATTGGTTCTATTTCTTCAGACAATGACACAGCAATCATCTGGTCAATTGCATCTTGTTTTGTTTGATGACAACCAATTGTTTCTGGTGTGCTGTCAGGTGTATCAGCCTTGATGGTTGCCCACCCTGCGCAGTCGGTCATTTGGTCACTGATGTAGTAGGGCATATGAATCAATCCTGACTAGGTGTGAGAACACGCACTTCTTCTGTACCTGTTGCTGTGATTGCATACAGTTCTTCTGTTGCTGGCAAGAACATTTCAAATGGCACAGCATTCTTTTCTGTCAACATTCCATTTGATGCTGTGACATCAGCACCACCGATATACACAACACCTGTTCCTATGCAATGCAGATAGACAGTTCTGTTGATGTTGTCTGCTGCAACTATCTTCACTCTTGTTGTAGAGACTGAATATGACTGTGATTTCATTCCTGCACCAAACTGTCAACACCCAATGTGGGCAAATCTCCACCTTCAACACCAGCAACAGGTGCGCCAGCAATACCAAGAATGAACTGGTCACCACCTTCATATGGTTCTCTACCTTCAATCTGGCGTGCTTCATTTGGTGTCAAAGTTCCAGACATAATCATTGTCTGTTGCGCACGAACACGGGTCAACTGGTCTGCACGTGCAAACTCATTGACATCAAACCTGACGCGCTGTGGGCGTGGCAGCAATTCAGAAATCAAATCTTCAAGCCTTCTGCACCAAGGAAGCAAAGTGTGACGCAAGAAGTTGATACCTGCTGATTCAACATTCTGATATGTCTGGTTGTCTCCACCTGTTCCATTTATCATGTGCAGTGGGATTCTGTATGCACGTGAAATATCACGCACAATTGCTTCACGATAGTTGATGGTGTCCATGTCTGATGCTGACACTGTGACACTGCGCCACTTCAGACCACCAGTTAGCACTGCTGGTTTTCTGTTTTTATAAAGCGTGTCAACCCATGTTTGACGCAACACTTCTGCTGATTCAGGTGACAGGTTTGTATCTGTTTCAAGCACTGATGATGGTGTTGCACCATCACCATAGAACTGTGCAAGGAATCGGTCAATTGCAATGTTTGTGCCAATGGACTGACGCAATGAATCAATTGGTGAAATGCCACGAACCTGATTTGGGAAACGCAACCAATCAACTTGCTTGATGACTTCAGCAGTGAATGTCTCATTGCTGCCAGCAATCTTGTATGTGCGCTCACCATACGTGGGGCTGTTGGTGTCCATATCAATCTGGATTGCGACCCTGTCAGGGTGAATGTTGCGCAGTTCAATCAACTGCCCACCTTCCCTTGGTGCATACACAAAACAAGTTCCATGAATCGCAAGCGTCGCAATGAACTGATGCACAAACTCAAACATTGTTTGTTCTGCATTTGGTTTGCGAAGCACCAGTGGCTTTGGCAGTTTCTCATATCGTGAACCAACTTCCCGATACAGTTCCAATGGCATCATGGCTACTGAATCAGCAAGCAATGTCACACAACCAATCACAACTGTTGATGTGAATGCGCTGTTCTGGTCAACAACTTCACCAGCAGAAGAAGCAAATGCTGGTCTAGCAGTCAGTCCTGTGGGGTCAATCGTGGGTGGAAGCGCACGCACTTCTGCTTTTCTAAATAGGCTCATGCGTTCGCTTCAATCATTGCAACAATGGCTGCGCCTGTGACAATCAATCCACTAGGAACATGAATCATAAAAACACCTACGCAAGCAATAACAACACCTATGGCTTCAGCAATAATCAGTCTCATGGCATCACCATACAGATGCAATCATAGGTTGTGGTGTGCTAGTGCCACGCCTAGTTGCCCTGTCAACAGCCATGCACATTGCAATGCACGCGTCAATCTTTCTACGTGACTTACCTTTGCTCAATCGCCACCCTTGTTCAGTCATGCGTTGCGCTGCTGACAACACTTGGTCAGTGAACATTGGTGAACCATCGTGACAAATCTTCTTTCCCACTATCAGTTCATATGTTGTGCCACACGCAGGAATCATGCGCTGTGATGACTGTGGGAACTCAACCATTGGAAGTCCATCATCATAAAGTGCTTCAGCAGAACGCTGGAAGAATGCAGGGTCATATGCAAACTCTTGAACATTGTATTCATTGTGCAAATATCGCAGGTGCTGTTCAATCGCTTGAATGTCTATACCGTCCATGTCAGGGTGGAATATCTTTGCTTGCACAGCAATCTTTCCGTCATCATGTGGTTGTGCAATAACAATGCCGATACTGTCATGCTTCAACGCCATGTCAATACCAACCCACGCAGGGTCATATGCGTTGATGATTGCGCCTGATGGGTTGTTGCAGTTTTCCCATGCGCCAACAGGCAACCAAGATTCCTGCGACCGTGTCCACTGGTTCAATCTGAATCTGCGTGTTGCTGCTTCACTGGATTGCTGAACAGACACGCGCATATCTTCTTTGTCAATCAAACCAAGAACCATGTTGGGGTTGGCTTTGTTCCATTGCTTTTCATCAGTGATGTCACAATCAGTGTCTGCTTCCCACCACCACGCACCCCAATATGGGTCAATCACTTCACCTGATGCAACCTGTTTTGAATACAGGTACAACCTGCCACACAGACTTTCTAAGTCAAATCCAGCAGTAGTGATAGCAACCACCAATGGGTCAAGACGCGCACCAGAACCCATAGTCAAAGCGTCATACAAATCATCATTGCGTTGCACGTGCAGTTCATCAAACACAACCAGTGATGGGTTCAAACCCTGCGCAAGTTTTCCATCAGAAGAAAGCACACGATAGACAGCATTAGTTGCAGGAACTTCTATTGCATCTCTATAGATTTTGCATTCAGCCAACAGTGATGGTGATTGCTGAATCTGTGTCTTTGCTTCTTCAAAAACAATGCGTGCCTGCTGACGGTCACCAGCAGCAGAATAAACTTCTGCACCTGCTTCACCAGCAAGCAACCCATACAACGCAAGCGCAGACCCCATCAAAGACTTGCCCTGCTTCCTAGGCAAACCAATCAATGCACGCTTGTATCTCAACCTGCCAGCGTCATTGCGTTCAAGCAAAGAACGCAGAAGCCACTGTTGCCACTCAGTAAATATCAAAGGCTGATGAGCCTTCACACCTTTAGTCAATCGCAAGAAGTGTTCAGCAAACATGATGACATCATCACCATCAGAAACCTTGCTGATGGCTGGTGTGTAGAACGCAGGTGACCACGCTTTCTTAGGCTTCATTTGCACGCTTCTTTGCAACAGACTTTCTGAACAATTCCATCTGGCTTTCAGTCTTGACTGCTTGCAAACCCAATCGTGAACGGTCAACAGGTGTCAACCCCAACGCGCAAATCAAAGAGAACCTTTGCTTCTCAAGATTTCGCAACGCTGCTCTGTCGTGATAATCACCATCAACAATCACCTGTGTTCGCAACGCAACATATTCTTCAGTCATCTCGCAAAGCATCTGCACAAGTTCAACATCAGTGTCAGGTCTAACCCACACAGCAGATGATGACCACAACGAATCCCACAACTGTTCACCAGCACCACCCTTCACCAACGGTCTGATTGGTTTTGGTGTTCCCTGCGCAATCACTGCTGCAGTCTGTTTCACAACTGCAAGTTCAGTCACACTTGCTTGACCCAAACGCGCTTTGGCTTCAACAGGTTTCTTGTTCCTTCCACCACTGTTCCGATTACCTGCCACGTTGGCTTCTCTCTCTTGACGGTTTCTCTCTCTTGCGTTTGATAAGTCAAACGCTGATTTGCTGACATTATACGCAAAGAGA